AATGTCAGTGATTTTTCACCAACTCCACGCAATCTCCTTTGTTATACTAATAAGATTATACTCGCCTTAGTGCGTTAGTATAAAATGGAAGTTTCTGTTGCCAGGTACTTCCGAACCCCGAGCGATTAAGCAGCTAGTGCATAATCCTCAATGATGTCATTATCGTTGGCATCTAACGTGTTGTTGCGTTTATGGTAGCTTCCGCACCAGATTCTCCATGAAAGATATTACGAAAATGTCGATCCTATTTCGCCCCCGCCATAAAAGCATCGTAAGCTTCTTCAAATCCATCTGTGTGAAGATAACACTCCTCATTTCCCCAAAGTCTTGCTGTATATTGCTCTTTTACGACTTTAAGTACTTCATCACTCCAGATAGGATTTTTAGGAATATGACCTTTGACCATCCAGATTACTAAGTACGTTTCTCTTTTTTCTTTCTCGGTCATTTTTTTTCCTATGCTTTTTTGGTGGAGGCGTTGGGTACTGCCCCCAAGTCCATCTTCCGTTCACTTTCACATCAACAAATCAAGTTTATTTAGTCTATCTTTAATTCTGCATTTGTTGTAATAACAACTCTTGCACCACAAGATAAAAGTGGTTTTTCGTTTCCTCCGTATATAACTTCACTCGGCCCTAGTATTGAGACTTTGTGACAGTAGGTATTCTTTCTACCTTCTTTAATTGTAATGACAGGTTCATTCGTTCCATGTTTTTTATTGGCTCGAATCTTGTGCATATTCACATGAATATATTTCTTTTTTGGAATCATATTTGCATATCCATTACAGTTATATTATTTCTTAGAATCAACAAGATAAATGTACACGATAAAAAATAAAAAGTCAATACTTTTTTATAAATAGTTATAAATCCCTCAAAAGAAAGGCCCCAAGATGCGTCTTGCACTTTTCCTTCTTGGTATGATAAGTGTGAGTACAATGACCTATGGACAAACAAGTCAGCCTGCCAATCGGTATCAATCAAATCCGACACAGTATGACTCGAATAGTTATGTGATTAATTCGACCAACACGAATAGCTCTGTCGATTCTACGACAAACAATACAAATAACACGACCATTGACTCAAATACAAATAACGTCAATACAAATACAAATACGTCTACAAGTACATCTAACAATACAAATGTGAATCAAAACACAAATGTAAATCAGAACACCAGCAGTTCGCAAAACGTAAACACAAATACAAACAACAACACAAATGTAAATACGTCAACAACTTCCTCGACAAATACAAATAACAATACGAGCAATGTAACATCAAACTCTACAAATACATCTAACTCAACAAATAATAATACAAATACAAATAATAACAACACAAATGTAACACAGCAATCAAAATCTAAGATACAATCACCTCCTCCAAGTGCAATTGCACCGACTATGATGAGCTATTCACAGGACTTATGCGTTACAGGAGTATCAGGTGCAGTTCAAACACAGATTATCGGATTGTCTGGTGGTAGGATGATGAGAGATGAAAACTGTGAGAAGTTAAAGTTATCAAAGGCGATGTATGATATGGGTATGAAGGTTGCAGCTGTAAGTATACTTTGTCAAGACGTAAGAGTCTTTCAAGCGATGGAGATGGCTGGTACTCCTTGTCCGTATAAAGGTAAGATTGGAAACGAGGCAAAGGTTGCTTGGTCTGAGAATGAGGAAGAAAGACCCGACTATGATAAAAGAAAAAAGAAATGTCGTAATGACAAAAAGAAAAGAAAAGTGTGTAGATAATGATTTATCTTGAGAAAGCAGTCGGAATACTTTTTGGACTTGTATTTGCACTTACTATAAATGAGAGTATTGCACAGGAATTTGAAGTAGGATTGACTCCTCTTACTGACATATCGGAATCAGGAACAGCTCTAAACATTGCAGATGACTCTTATACAGGTGTCAATCTTCCGTTCACTTTTGACTTATATGGTCAAAGTTTTGACGAAATGAATGTCTATCAAAATGGTGTCCTACAATTAAAAGATAGTAATACTACAGTAACGAGCTCTTATTGTTGTCGTGGAAGAGACTTGAATACGCAAACTTCATCTACCTATGATTATCTTTTGATGCCTCTCTGGACTGACCTTGTAAATCTTAACAGTAATAATAAAGTCAATAAGGGAACAACAAATCCTTATGTTGAGTCCTTTGGTGACTCTTATATTGTTGGTTGGTATGGTGTCTCTGAGTATCGTAACAGTAACTATAAAAGTACATTTGAAGTCGAACTCTTTTCAGATAGCTCCTTTGAATTTAGATACGACAAAATAGACATAAGATCACACGATTTTACAATTGGATACACAGGAGATATATCTGCTGGAGAGTTTGAACAGTTTCTTTTTTATGATGATACAAATGTTACAAGTTACACAAGTGATATTGACTTCTCTCTATCTGTTAATACCCTAGACTGTTCTGACCCTTTAAATGACCCTTCCTGTCCAAACTACGATACAGCATTGTATTGTTCCTCTATTACCTTTAATGACTTCAACTGTAGTGCATATACGAGTTATATTCAGCCTGTTTATTACGAAGAAAATTTCTTTATTGAGGAAGATTTCTTTATTGAAGAAGAATTTGGTTTTGATTGCTGTGAGGTTTTTGATGGAGTAACCGAAGAAGAATTTTTCGAAGAGCTTCCAGAAGAAATTATAGAGGAGCAATTCTTTCTTGATGAAGAAATGATTATAGATCAGTTTGAACTAAATGACGAGCCTTTTTTCGAAGAAGTTTTTCTTGAAGAAGAAATACTAAATCTTCCTCTTACAACAGTTGTTACAAGACCTTCCGTAATAAGAGAAACTCCATCAGAGAGTTCATCTCCAAACTCTGCTGTGTCCGACTCTCTTTCATTTACAAATAGTTTAGTAAGTGGACTTGAAAGTAATGTATTGGACTATGCCTCTCTTACATTACAGCAAACTGTCAATGCAACATTATCAAATGCAAGAACAAGTACGACCTCTGGATTGAGTTCAAGTTCCTCCTCTGCAACAGGAGTTGTGATGTTTGCAAATCCAGCTTCAAGTCCTGTATCAAGTGAGGCAATACTTGGAACAACAAATACAACAAGTGTGATGAGCTCATCTGCATCACCAAATGCTTCAAGTTTTCAGAACACAAAAATTGAATCGTCACTAAATATGAATAGTACAAATCTTTCTGTAGAGATACAAGATCAAATGGAAGAAACTCAAGATGAACTTTCAGAAGATTACTTTTCTTCTGCAAGCCAAACAAAGGTTCTTGCACTTATGAACTACAGACAAGGATTTGATGCTTACCTTATGTCTTACCTTCCTGACAATAATGCGTGGTATGAACCCAAAGTAATATATGCAGGGAATAGGAATCAAGATAACAATCGTGCGGTACGAACACTTTTTTCAACAAACAATTCAAAATTGAAACAAATGATTAGGGAACAATATCGGTGAAATTTAGAACTAGAAAATGGATATCAGATAAAGACTTGAATAGTAATGGAACATTGTTTGGAGGAAGATTACTCGATTGGATAGATGAAGAGGCATACATCTACTGTGCTTGTCAGCTCGACAATGATATCATTGTAACGAGATCAATGAGTAAGATAGACTTTATGGCATCTGCAAGAAAAGGTGCTATTGTAGAGATTGGTATGGAAACTGTAAGGTTTGGATATTCAAGCATTACAATTCGTTGTGAAGTTAGAAATAAAAGAAGTGGAAAGATTATAACAAAGGTTGATGAGATCACTTTTGTAAATCTTAATGGTCATGGAAAACCAGCACCTCATGGAAAGGGTAAGACATGGCTGAGAAAAAAGGATTCGAGTTAGACATAGGTGGAGCAAAACTCCGTTTTAATTCTATGTGGCTTGCAGTTGGTGTTCCGATTGCAACAACAATCATTGGTGGACTATGGGGTGGTTTTGAACTATATTCTCGATATACGTCTATGGAGGAGAAAATACAGAGTTATACAGCCCCTGATTTATCTGGATATGACAAAAGACTTTCCATTCTTGAAGAAAGAATTGAATTTATGGAAGAAAATGAGCAAACTAGACTTGATTCTCTACGAAAAAGTATTGACTTAGTAGAAAAAGTAGAGGATAATATACAAGATGATATAAATAAGGTAGAGGATAGGCTAAAGTCAGTCGAGAAGGAGACAAATCAGACTAGCCGAGATGTTCGATCTACTGTTTATGAACTTGAGAAGGATGTGAATGATAGAATGAGAAACTTTGATCGGACTATTGTAGAAACTAAGAAAGAGTTATCTGCACAGATTAAAGAGGCGTTGGAAAACCCTCTCTCTAATTAAATCCTCACTTCCGAAACAATTTAGGAGTCTAGTATGAGTGACGCTTTTAGAAGTGCTATGATTTTGTCTGTTGGATTATTCATGGGAATATTTTTCACATTGAATAGTGTACCAGCAGTAGGAAAAGAAGAAACCCTTTCAGAAGCTGATGTATGTCTTGCAAAAAACATATATCACGAAGCAAGAAAT